TAGGATGTTCAACTTCTCTTGTAATTCTTACGTTACAAAAGGTAAAACGCCTAAGCGAGGGAGAAAGGTGCAAATTTTCTCTCTAACAAAATATAAGAAACCGAAAAAGGTTTCAGGTACACAGAGCTTAGTAGCTTGCTCTGCCTCCTCTTCTAGTGAGTCTGAATCGACTACTGAAGCAAGGATATCTTCTCTTGATGTTTCGCAAAACAATGCGTCGTCATCAATACCTCTTCATGAGGGTTGTAAAGAGATCCAAGCTGTTAACCAGGACAGTGTGGAGATAAATGATCAGGAAATACTTGAGGACCAAATCCCCGAAAGTGAAATTTCTAAACCTGTGAATCTCATCGATAATAGTAATATTATCAAGGATGAGGCTGACTTAATCCGTCAGCGGTCATTTATTGAAGGTAGTACTGTGTCAATCAAGGATATTGTGTGTGATACACCGACATTCCTTGAGGCTATACAACATATTTCTCTAAGAAATAGATGCATAAGCACGAAGTTACGTGCACCACATTATTATAATCCTGATAACTCAATTAAAAATGAATTTAAGAGTTTATGGAATATAACAGTTGATTTATATAGAACAATCGTTCTTTATGGTTATACTATTCCAATATCAAAATTAAGGACACAAATGATAAACACATGGTTACAATTTAGTGTGTTGACTTATGAGCTACCTGAAGTCAAAGAAATAGATGAATTTAGAATTCCTATTTCTAGGTGGATGAAAGTAATTAAGTATTGTTTGGCTGCATTTGCAGCGTGGGCAAAAGATAGTGATATCTTCCCCAAAAGTCCACTACTTTCACCTTATAGACCAGAATATCTTATTAATAAAGAATTTAAATTCTGGCTATTATCTCATAAAAGAGAAGATCTTAATTCTAGGATCTGGTATATGTCTCTCATTGATACTCTATGTAGAGGTGTTAAGAAAGGTGCTGATCGATCTTTGAAAGGAGATTGTGATGTCAACTGTATCGAAACATTTAAATTATTTACTACAGAAAAGGACAAACCTGAATATAAATATAAGATTCCTGGCTCTTGCGAGACTGGTACCCTTACTCAACAGGATATTGAAAATGAGATCGAAAGATCTGTGATAGAAATAATTGGGTTTTCGGTTTTTGAACCAAAATTTAATCTCTGTCCCAGCTTCTCATCTGCTACAGACAATGGTCTTAGAACAGGTGGACATGTTAAAGTAGTTAAGCAACATATTAAATCTTACCCTCATACAAAGACAATTGAAGTCAAACATGGTATGTTGAAGGAGCCTTTTCCATTAAATCACTTTAATAATACTAGTGATGAGGATCCTTATTGTAATAAAAAGATTGACTCTACTGATGAATCTAGCTTTGAAGCGATTCGAAAGTATGGAGAAATGAAAAGTGTTGCATATATTCAAGTTGATCAGAATAGCCTTAATAATGGCACTGATCTAGATATTGAAGAGCTTTGTGAAGTTTGTCTAAGTAGACCTTCAGAAATAAAAGCTATTGGACTTAAAGAAGCTTTAAAGGTCAGAGGAATCACAACCCCTGATGCTCTTGAATCGTGGTTATTAAAACCGCTTCAGAAGTTTCTTGCAAAACAACTTTTAAAACATAAAGTTTTTGCTGTGACGGGAACTCCACTTACAGAACAACATTTAGAATCTGTATTCAAAGAATTATTAGATGGAGAAACCCTAGTATCCGGTGATTATGACAATGCAACTAATATGATGATAAATTCTTATACACGTAAGTGTGTTGAGAGTATATGTAATCATTTAGGTTTATCAGAGTTATACTCAAAAGTTGCTATTAGAAGTCTTTGTGATAATATAGTAAAATTTAACTATAAAGAAGGTAATTGTAATAAAGAGTACCACGGAGTTCAAAAAGAAGCTCAGCCAATGGGGAAAATATTATCTTTTACGGTTCTATGTATTATAAACTTCTCAGTCTGTAGGAAAGCTCTAGAGCTAGATCAAAACAGATTTATACCTATTAAAAATTTCCCAGGTCTAATCAATGGTGATGACTGTTGCTTTCCGATTCGGTGTTTTGAACATTGGGTTGGTGTAAGTGCAATGGTCGGTCTCTTTAATTCCATTGGAAAGACCTTTACATCTCGTAACTTTATTGAGATGAATTCTCGTAGCTTTCTTGTAACTAATTTAGGAAAGTATGACACATATAATCTCAAATTTAAAGAGGTGCCATTCATTAATTTTGGATTGATGAAAGGACTAGTTAGATCAGCTGGTGAAGACGTTGAAGAACGTTCAAAAACAGTTGAATTACGTAACGTAGTCGAGGCGTGTTCGAGAATGGGTTGGTGCCATCAAGAATTGATAAGGGGTTTTGAACCTTGGCATCATGAATTAGACTACCTGTTTAGATTTTATCACAATAAATACTTATTAAGTAGTGATTTATCAGGAGTACCTTACTACATACCGCAATGGTTAGGAGGACTTGGTTTACATCCAAGTAATAAGCCTCATGAACTTATAACAGATCAACAAAGAAGACAAGCAAGATATATTTATCAAAACTTAAACAAATTAAGAGTTGAGTCGATGTGTCTTTCTAAGACTTGTCTTATTGATAAGATAATTAATGATGAATTAAGTTCAATGTGTAAGGATTTTGGTATAAATAAAGAAATACCACCTTTTCAGATTTTAGAGACTCTTGAAGAGTATCAATTTGGTCCAGACCAAGAATCTGTCTGTCAAAAACTGAATTTAAAAGAAGAAAATCAAAAGGTGTATTCTCTGAGAGTTGAGGATATATGGAGATCCAAACCACTGGAAGGCTTTTTCAATAGTATTGATGATGATTTTATAGAAATACAAAATCATATCGCATCAAGAAAACTTGAGAATAATAGAAAAATATGGCTTAAATGCCAGTGGGTCAACTGTAAACCATTAAAATGGTATAAAATGTGGCATCAAAAACAAAACGTTGTGTTGCCGGTAGTGATGAAGAACCATGAGAATTCATGGGTGATTGATTAACCTCAAGCTAGACCTTGATATGTCTTTAAACTGTCTAACTGTATATATTGACTATGTACACGGTAGAATTTCGTAATCCCGACCTCTAGTCTGTAAATAACGACTATGTACACGGTAGA